CGTATATTTGTTTAAATAATAATAATTAATAACTAAAAAAGAGTAATTATGGCAATTGACTTAAATGCAATCCGAAACAGACTAGACAGTCTACAGACAAAGGTACAGAAAACAGACAACCTTTGGAAGCCGAAGCCCGGCAAACAACAAGTAAGAATCATTCCTTACGTTCACAATCAATCTAACCCTTTCATTGAACTATTTTTCCACTATGGATTTGGTGGTAAGAATATTCTCTCACCTCAAACACATGGTGAAGCAGACCCATTAATGGAGTTCGCTGACCAATTGAAATCAACTGGTGATAGAAATGATTGGAATCTTTCAAAAGAATTAACACCTAAGATGAGAACTTACGTTCCTGTATTGGTTCGTGGTGAAGAATCTGAAGGAGTTAAATTTTGGGGATTTGGAAAGACTGTGTATCAAGAACTTCTTGCTTTCTTCGCAGACCCAGATTATGGTGATTTAACAGACCCAACAAGTGGTAGAGATATTACAGTTGAGTTTAAAACTGCCAAAGAGTTGGGTAAGAATTATCCTGAAACTTATATCAGAGTAAAACCAAACCAAACTCCAATTACAGAAGATAAAAATGTATTAGAATCTGTAAAAGACCAAATCGAACTTCCTGGTATGTTTAAAAAATATACTTACGATGAGATGAAAGGTTTATTGGAAACTTGGATGGAAACTGGCCAAGTAGGTGATTCAGAAGAACAAGAAACCACACCATCGCAGTCCCAACCAACCACTTCAACTAGCGAACCACAGTCCGCTACAACTTCAAACGCATCAACTGCTGACGTAAAAGATGCATTTGATGATTTATTTAATAACTAAAATTAAGGAAAATGGCTAAAACAAATCGTGATGAATTATCATCGCTTTTAGCAGATAACCTTAATAAAAAGTTCAAAGGACAATCGCAAGTTGCGTATTTCTTAGATGGCTCTGAGCAGACACCCACCGACTTAACTGAGTGGGTGTCTACCGGAGACGATATGTTAGACTTAGCGATATCAAATCGACCAAATGGTGGATTTCCCGTTGGACGAATTGTAGAGGTTACTGGATTAGAAGCAAGTGGAAAATCTCTACTATCAGCACATACATTGGCAAATACCCAAAAGAAGGGTGGATTGGCTGTGTATATTGATACAGAGAATGCAATAAATCAAGAGTTCTTAGAAGCACTAGGTGTTGATACTGCAAAGTTACTTTATGTACCTTTAGATGCAGTAGAGGATATCTTTGATGCAATGGATTCGATTATAGAGTCTGTTCGAAAATCTGATAAAACTAGATTAGTAACAATCGTAGTAGATTCGGTAGCAGCAGCTACTACTAAAGTTGAATTAGCAGCAGATTATGACCAAGCAGGTTACGCAACCCAAAAGGCAATAATCATCTCTAAAGCAATGAGAAAGATTACTAATATGATTGGTAGAGAACGAATCTTAGTAGTATTCACAAATCAACTTAGAGTTAGAATGGGAGTATCCTTTGGAGACCCTTATACTACATCAGGTGGGAAAGCATTAGGGTTTCACGCATCGTGTAGATTGAGAATGAAACAAATGGGTAAACTTAATTCTAAAGTAGGTGGGGTTGAACAAACGGTTGGTATTAAGACCAGAGTTCAAGTCATTAAGAACAGAATGGGCCCACCACTAAGAGCAGTTGATTTTGAAATCTACTTTGATAGAGGTATTGATAGATATGGTTCGTGGTTGAACACTATGAAAACATATAAGTTGATACAGATTAGTGGAGCATGGTACACATGGACTGATGAATCAACTGGTGAGGAAATCAAATTCCAAGCAAAAGGTTTCACTAAAATCTTAGAAGATAGACCAGAGGTAAAGGAGCAAATGTATAAACAAATTTGTGATGCATATATCTTAGGATACAAAGAAGCATCCGAAGCAGCAAACACAGATACAACAGAACTCGATGAAGGACACGAAATCTAATTACAAAGAAATGTTTAATAAGTTATCAGAGACTCCTAAGAAGGATGTTAATGATAAGGTTATGATTGTAGATGGATTGAATCTTTTCATCAGATGTTTTGGAGCAGTTCCAACTCTGAATGATAATGGAGAGCACGTTGGGGGGATAACAGGTTGTCTGTTATCTCTCGGCGCTCTTATCCGTAACAACAAACCAACAAGAGTGTTGGTAGTTTTCGATGGTAAGGGTGGTTCGACACGTAGGAAGAAAATGCATAAAGGTTATAAGGAAGGTAGAACTGGATTAACTAAAGTTAATAGGTTAGTTGGGTACGAAGATTTAGAAGACCAAGCAGAATCTATGAAACGTAACTTTAATGGATTAATTAAATATTTAGGACTATTACCTGTCGATGTGTGTTATGTAGACCACATTGAGGCTGATGATATAATGGCATACGCAGCAAGACATATCTTTAAGAAAGAAGTTTTGATAGTATCATCTGATAAGGACTTTCTACAATTAGTGGATGATAGGATATCAGTATGGCAACCGACTAAGAAAAAGATGATGTACAAAGATGATGTAAAAGAATTATACGGAGTCCCATCAAAGAACTTAGTGTATTACAGAATTTTCGATGGTGACAAATCTGATAATATTCCTGGTGTAAGTGGAATCGGCCCAAAGACATTGATTAACAAATTGGACTTTTTACAATCAGATGACTTAACGTTGGATACTTTATTTGAAAAAGTAGCTCAAATGGATGATGAAAAACTAAAAAACAAAATATTGGAGAATACCGATACTTTGAAATTGAATTATGATTTAATGCAGTTATCAGAACCAATAATGGGTGCTGCAATTACATCAAATGTTAGAAACATCATAAATTCACCTATAAACAGATTGAACTCATTTCAATTTAAAAAAGAATTTATGATTGATAAGTTATACACCGCATTTAAGAATATAGAAACTTGGTTGGTAAACTCTTGGGGTGATTTAGATAAGTATTCAAAGCAAACTCAAAAGTAAAATATTTATATTTCCGAACAAAGTGTTTGGATGTTTAAATAAAAAGTCGTATATTTACATAAATTAAAAATAGTTATATGAATCATTCTACGTTTGGAACTAAGTTCGGCACATCATTTCAGATAAAGATAATTTCATCTTTATTGTCAGATAGGATATTCTTACAACAAATGTTTGATATTCTTAAACCTGAGATGTTTGATTCAGACGCAAATGAGTGGATAGTAAGTAAGACATTACATCACTTCGACACATTCTCACAACTACCAACATTAGATGTCTTTAAACATCAAGCAGATAAGGTTGAGATGGATGTTCTTAAACATTCTATAGTAGACAACCTAAAGCAAGTTTGGAATGGGTTAGAATCAGATGATTTAGAGTACGTTAAAGAACAGTCATTAGAGTTCTGTAAAAACCAAACTTTTAAGAATGCAATCTTAGAGTCAGTAGATTTATTAAACGATGGAAAGTTTGATATAATCAAATCTAAGATTGACGATGCAATGAAAGCGGGACAAGATACTGACATCGGACATGAATATAAGGAAAATATTACTGAAAGATACGAATCTACTGTTAGAAATGTAATACCATCTGGTTGGGATGCAATTGATGAGTTAGTTGATGGTGGGTTTGGTAAAGGTGAACTTATAATGTTCGCTGCACCTCCTGGTATTGGTAAATCGTGGGCATTGGTAAATGTAGGAATGGCAGCCGCTAAGTTGGGTAAAACTGTAGTTCATTATACGTTAGAACTTAACGAAGGGTATGTAGGACAACGATATGACTCAGTATTAACAGGTATAGCAGTCCCAAATCTTAAATTTAACTTAGACGATGTTAGAAAGCAAGTTGAGACTCTGAGTGGTAATATTATTGTTAAACATTGGCCAACGAAATCAGCCGGATTGAATACAATGAGGGCATCATTAGATAAACTGAAACTACAAGGTAAAGCACCTGATTTAATTATATGTGATTACGCAGATTTGTTAAAGGGTAATAGTAGAAAAGAACGACACGAGGAGTTAGAGGAGATTGTTGAGGGATTGAGAGGTATTGCGGGTGAATACGAAGTTCCATTATTTACAGCGTCTCAGATTAATCGTAGTGGGGCAGATATGGATGTTATTACAGGCACATCAATAGCAGGTTCATTCTCAAAATTGATGACTGCAGATTTTGTAGTATCATTGAGTAGAAAGATTGAGGATAAATTAGCAGGTACAGGTAGATGGCATGTTATTAAAAACAGATTTGGACCAGATGGGATGACTTTACCATCCAAAGCCAATATGAGTACGGGTAGAATTGATATATACAATGACGATAGTGTTGATGGTAGAAAAACCCAAAGTGATATGAATAAAGGCGAGTCGGTAGTTCGTAAAAATTTACTTCAAAAGTATAAAGAAATGAGTGGTGACATAGATGTTTAGATGTGAGTTTATCATTATTGAATAACATTAAAAAACATTAAAAAACATTAAAAAAATAGGTGGTGATATCAATCCTAAACTATATTTATAACCACCCCAATAATATTAAACGAAAGCAATAATAGGAAAACTATGTCTAAATTATTTACAGAAAGAGTACCATATAAACCATTTGAATATCCAGTATATTTTACCGAAGGGTGGCTTAAACAAGCACAGGCCTTTTGGTTACATACTGAGATACCAATGCAAAGTGATATTAAAGATTGGAATGAAAATCTTTCATCAGAAGAAAAAAACTTAGTTGGTAATATCCTTTTAGGATTTGCTCAAACAGAATGTGCAGTTTCTGATTATTGGACAACAATGGTAACCAAATGGTTTCCTAAACATGAAATCAAACAAATGGCGATGATGTTTGGTTCACAAGAAACAATACACGCCACCGCTTACTCATATCTAAACGAATCATTAGGTTTAGAGGATTTTGAGGCTTTCCTACACGAACCTGCAATAGCAGAAAAGTTTGAATATCTAACCGCTACTTCAGCAGATTGGAAACATACGGATTTAGAAATAAATTCTGATGCGAGAAAAGAAGTAGCCCGTTCTTTAGCGATATTCTCAGCTTTTGCAGAAGGTGTATCTTTATATAGTAGTTTTGCAGTTCTGTATTCCTTTCAGATGAGAAATCTTCTGAAGGGAATCGGACAGCAAATGAAGTGGTCTGTAAGAGATGAATCACTACATTCTAAGATGGGTTGTCAGTTATTCAGAGAAATG